AGCCCCGTGACGTTCTCCCACGCGGTGGTCGCCTCGCCTGTAGCCGGATCTGTCGTCTGATACGGGTTCCACGTCGAGTACCCGAACGGCGTGTATTGGTCCGGTCGGTTCGCAAACGTCTGGTCGCGAACGACCTCGCGGTTCGCCTCGCCTTGCGCGACCGCTGCGCCCGTCATATTAGGCTGTGATTTTCCGCCCATGGTCTGCTCCTTAAAAACCCGACGGCGCGTTAAACGAGCCGGTCGGTGCTTGATATTCGCCTGTCTGCGGGTTCAGATAGTACTGCGCGCCGCCGCGCTGGTAGCCGAAATCGTTAGTGAACTGCATCGCCGGGTTGGGCGACGCGTAGCCGGGCGGTATGTTACTCCCCTGCGCGGGGGAGTAGTCGAAAATGGTGCCCGCGACCTCTGACCACGCGTTACGCGCGCCGGGCTCGTAGCCCTGCACTTCCTGCGCAAAGGTGTTCGGATCTCGCGTGCCGAGCCCCACCTGGTCGGCCTTGCCGGGCAGCCAGAACTCCTGCAGCCAGTCATTAGATGACTGTGATAGATTTGGGCTGGCCGCGTCAAATATCTGCTGGTTGGTCATGTCCGGGCTGAAACCTTCAGCCCAGCTATAGTTGGCGTCTTGCGCGATGTCCGCGCCGGTCACTACGTCCGGCAGGCCGCCCTCGAGCCAGCTCCAGTCCGACGGGTTGGGTGTCGGTGGGTTGTCGATAGCCTCCTGACGCCGTGCGCCGGCTGCGGCTTGCGCGTCCTGAAAGTTGTCGCCCTGGCGCAGCAGCTGCGCAAACTGCTCCTGGTAAAACGGACGGTTCATGTCGCTGCCGCCCTGCCACGGCGACGTGGCGGGGCCGAACGCAGCGGCGTCAGTGCCGCCGCCGAGCCCGAAATCCGTCGGGGTGGGGGCGGCGAACTGCCCGAAATCCCACCGGGGGTTGCCCGGCGAGCCTGCCGGACCGTAATAGCCGGGCAGCCCTTCTGGCCGTAGCGGAATCTTGTTGGGCGTAAGCGGATTTTCGGCTGTGTTGGCGCTGCCGCCGAACGACGGAGAATAGTTTGTCTCCGGCACAGGCTGATCCCACCCAATCGGCGCCGGGGCTTGGGCCTGTGGCTGGTATCCGTCCAGAAAACTAAAGTCCGCGCGGCCTGGAGCCTCCGTCTGCACTCGCGTCTGGTACGCCTGCCACTGAGGTGAATCGCCGATGTCCAGCCCTTGCGCGACCATCTCCTTGGCGAGTGAGTACGGCGTGCTGTTACGGAAATAGTTAATCGCGCCCGTGTCTGGCCCGAGCCCGGCGCCCTCGTAGCCGCCGTCTGGAAACTCCTGCTGGGCTTTCCACACGGAGTATCGGTACATCTCCGGCGTGTATCCCTGGTTCAGCGCCAGATTCTGTTGGTAGTCGAACCCTAACCCGTTGTCCAGCGTCCAATCTAACGCGGACTTTCCCGTAGCCATTACGCGGCCTCCCTTAATTCGCCCGGCAGGAAGCGACAATCCGCTTTGTCCAGCCGCATGACGGTGTACCCGACGCCGTCATCGATGGCATCAGGCACCTCTGTGACGATCGTAAACCCTATGTTCTTGTTCAGTTTGAGGGCTTTCTCGTTGTTGCTCGGGACGAGCCCAAAGAACCGATCCTTGCCGCATGTGTGAAAGCCGTACACAGCAACTTCAGTAAACAGCCCAGCGCGAATGCAGCTACTGCGCTCAACAGCCATATGCACATTGCAACTGCGTACGGTGAAGGTATCAAACGCGACCACGCCCGCGATACCCTGTTCATCAAGCGCGACAATTGCCGTGGTGTCTTCCTGCAAGATGACATGCGTGCGCTCCTTGAACCACTCCCACTCGGCGCGAGTGTCCATCTGCTTAAACGTGATCATAGGAAGCCGCCTCCGATCATCGACAAGTCCCACCCTACAATCGTGATCCGCGCGGCGCTCTCCCCGCGCATAGCAATCGCTACTGTGCGCCCTATGCCGTTGCCGCCTTCCGTCTTCTGCTCCCCCGTCAGCGGGCCGTCCCAGATAGCTGAGTCCCAGATAGCCGTGTCCCAGGCCGCGGGCGCGCCGACCGTGGTGCCTGAGGGCGGCAGCGCCTCGTCGATGACGTTGTAATCGTACACCGACTTCATGTTGTAGTTAATCTCACCCGACGTCACCCCAACCACGCGTATCATGGTGTTCATTTTGTGGGTGGCGTGCTCGCCTATAGGCTGAAACGACGTCAATATGGAGAACGGTATCGACGCGCCGGCACCCCCCAAGGTGGTGTTATCCAACAGGCCGTCATACATGTAGACGACGCCGTCGTTACCGCCCATGTAGTACTCCGCGTTCCATGTATCGGCGCAAACCGCCGGCACGTTCTGCCAGTACCCCCACGCTTTGGTGAGGAGGTTCTGGCTGTATTGGATAGCGTTAGCGGCAAAATCCCACGGCTCCAGCACCTGCAGGAATCCGTCGGCGGGGTGGATAGACATTTGCCAGCCAAGCTTCGACTTCTTCTCTATAACCTGGCCGCGCAGTATCCGGTTTATCTTCGCCGACACCGAACGTCCGGTGTCGCTCACATCCACGCCCTGCACCAGATCCTGCAGTGAGGAGATGCCAAACGTAGACAGGATAAACAGCTGCCCTGCGTAGCCTTGCGTGATACGCCGCGAATCCGGCACCTCGCCGACAAAAAACGAGCCGGTAAGCTGCCAGTCTGTCGCGCTCGGGTCCGACCCTCGGTACGTCAATACGTCGCCGCCGCGGGAGATGCCGACCAGGTAGTCGTCAAGCCCGTCGCCGCCATCCAAGGTCCAGTTAGCCAGACACTGCAGCTGCCCGCCGTACTTGAATTTAGCGCCGAAAGTGAACTTTGTGAACGTGCCGGCAATGCTGGCGACCGGGCCGTAATAGGCATCTGACCCGCCGTTTTCAATGACCCACAGCCGCTCTTTGTGCAGGATAACGAACGCCACATCGGCAGACGCTATGCCGCCGGTAAATGAGGGCACGGACCAGGTGTCCATATCCTCGTCGTACATGTGCAGACCGTTGCGCGCGTCGGCGACAAATAGCTTCTGGTCGCCGTTATCGAGCGTCATTTCGGTCCAGGTGCAGTACCCGGCATCGAGGTTGGTGTCTGAAAACGTGACGACCCGCGCGGGGGACGTCTCGCCGTCAGATGTGACGTCGTAAATGCCGTCAGCCGTGGCGGCGAACAGCTTGTCATTCGTCGGGTCTTTGCCCTCGAAAGGGATGATCGTGCGCACCTGGGTGTGTGTCGTGCCGACGCCCGTCGCCCACTCACGGTAGCCTTTTCGAAGGCGCAGCCCGTACTCTGACGGCATCAAATTGAACGTGTAAAAGCAGTCGTCTGGCGGCAGCGATATGAGCGGGTCGAGCGCGTTCACGCCCCCCACAGACGCCGGGAACGTGTAGTTGTAGGCCTGGCCTTGCGGCGCGCGGCCCATTCGGCCAAGTGTGTTTTGGCGGTAGTACACGCTCAGCCCCCGTACCCGGTGTCTGGCGTGTTGAAAAACCCGTTCAGCAGCGGGAACGCCGGTGATGAATTGCCTGCAGACAGCACTTTGGCGCTGTTAGCGTTGCCGACACGGTTCTGGAGCACGTTCTCAAATTCGACGCCAGCCGCGGCCGCAGTCGGCAGGCTTTTCGCCAGCAAAAACTTAAGTTTAAGAAATTTCTGCATTAGCAGGGGGTCGAACAGTATGACGTCCCCCGCCGCGGTGACGAAATCTATGCCCGTGCCGCCGGCGTTTCGCGCCCAGTTGCGGCTGATGTAGGAAAACGACACGTTACTACCTTCCGGCGGCGGCGTGGGGTAGACCTGCACCTGGTCCTGGTAGATTCGGTAGCCAACGTAGATGGAGTCAGACGCCAGGTCGCGCCCCTGCAGCATCGCCCAGTCCTGCGGCGACAGCGGCCCAAGCACGGGCACGTCATTCGACAGATCCCACCCGGTTTGGTTAACGATGCGGTCGTAATCGTCAGGCAGCGCGTACAAGCCATCCGCGTCTGCGGTTGCTGTGGTGAACGTGAAGGGTTTTTGAAGCGTCGGCCAGTCATGCACCTCCACCAGCTCCGCGCCGGCCGCATTAAGCAGGCCTGTCAGCTGTGTGAACGCTTCATCTGCCGTAGCGAAAGGGTCCGCTACCTGCTTAAGCCCGACCTCAATCGCGACGCGATTGATTATAGTTGCTGCCGTCTCCTGCCGGGCCATCTCGCACTCCTAGTTATTCCGCTTTACGTCGCGCGCGGCGGCGAGGCTTTTCGACCTCGTCGTCACCCAGCGCGTCGATTTTCGCCTGCATAGCGGCCAACTGCTCCGCCAACTGGCTGTTCTGGTCTTTGAGCGCCTGCATCTCTTCTGCGTGCGCCTGCGTAGACGACGCGTCCAGGTACTCCTGAGCGCGTCGCTTGAGCAGATTCATGCCCATGAACCCGCCAATGTTCGAGTCGGCGACGTTCGCAAGCTGCTCCACTGTGCGGATGTTCAAGTACCGCAGCTCTTCCACCTGAGAGCGCGTCACTCCCGGCCAATGCTCGAGCAGCGTGCCCTCTATCGTCTCTTCGCCTTCCGTGCGCGCCTTGTATTTCGCGTAGTGCTGCGGAAAACGCTCGTAATCGAGATGCGACGCCGGGCGGCGGATAATTGAGTCCTTGTTACCTGGCTGAATTATCTCGACGTACTCCCGATCTTCGAAAATAGGTCGCCCTTCTTCTTTACTGCGCGTCTCGTTCTGCAGCGGGTGGATGTAAAATCGAACCAGCAGCTGCTCGTCCCCGGCGCTACCTCCGTCGCCCATCGCCATCGATGTCATACCCAGATCAGCTTCAGCTAACATGTTAATCCCCTTGCTATTTGTGAGTGACTTGTGCCAAGTGGAGTGTACCACTTTCCGCTTCGCATCACGCCACCCCCAAAATGCCTCCGCCGTACACGTTACCGTGTTCAAACGCGTCGGGCGTGAAGCTGCCGTCACCTATGGCCGCGTCTACATTCGCGGCGCCCGCCATGACATCGGCAGACGTGACAAATACGGTCCTGGTCAGCGTAACGGCCACATCTGCCGGCCCTGCGACTACGTCACCGTCTGTGACGACCCGGAACGCTTCTACATCGGCAGATACGCTTGCCGCGCCGGCCGCCACGTCGCCGTCCGTTACATCTACGGTGCCATCTACAACGAACACGGTGACGGACACGTCCGCGGGGCTCGCTTGCGGGGCTGCCGTGATCTTCCGCGTGAGTGTCAGGCTTGCTGCGACGTCTGCCGCGCCAGCGGCCACGTCGCCGTCATCGACCTGGTTTACGAGATCCACATCCGCCGTCACGCTGGCGGGGCCGGCCTGCATGGGCGTGGACGTCACCACAACCGACCTGGTAAGCGTCGCCGCTACACCTGCAGCGCCTGCTTCGACATCCGCCGACACGGATAGTGTTGTGCTAGCAGTTAAGGTGACAGATACTTCAGCCGCGCCGGCCTCGACACTTGCACTAACGGTAGTGCCGCCACCACCCGCAACGCCTATGAAAAATCGACTAGGGCGCATGTCAGGCGGGTATCAGGAATTGGTAGGGACTTCGATGCAAACTTTTTATCTCTTCGGCAAAAAGCGGCCTACTCCACACTCCTACCATATAAATGGGTGATGGGATAAATGAGGTAGATGACGCGAACAGATCATTGCCAATTGCTGCGCCGGGATTTGAAAGAAAAGCGTTCCCAAAAGCTGTTGCAGTACCAGCCTCATATTTGCCATCAACATAAAGCTCGTGTCGCAATGCTCCGTCAATCTGCCCTCTAAGGCCAAATACAGAATGAAAGTCGGTGTCTACTCCTACGGTCTGACTTCTTAAATAAATTAAATTATTGAACCTGTTTCTAAAAATAAAACCATAGCCATTTGCAGACCCACCATCCTCGTCTGTTGTTATTTTTACTATTTCTCTGCCTTCGTTGCGCTCAGAATATATAGCCCTAGCACCATTTATGCTGCCCCGCCCAGTGCCTTGAAAAAAGGCTGCAATAGTAAATTCGTCCTGCCCCATGGCAATGCGCGGCTTATCACTTAAAAAATACGACCCGGCAGAATTCACATAGCCAACGCCGCCCGCCCCGACACCTAAACGCGCATCGCCAACGCTAGCTAGGCCGTCTCTGGTTGGTGCAACAAAAACGTCTAGCAGCCCTCTTGTTATCGGGTTATCCCAATCAATCACCGTCGGTGCAGCTGGCTTTTTCCCCGGTATCAGTAGATTCGGTTCTTCCCACCGTGGGTCGGGAATCCACATTACGCCGTGCCGTAGGTAACCGGAGTAAGCGTCAGCTCCCAGCCTGCATCTACAGAGGCCGTACCCGAGCCACCATCTACCCACTCGACCCAATACTTCGCGCCCTGTCGGTAAATCGGGGCCGTGATAGCCATGCGCTGCTGTGCGTCAGCGGGGTCCACCGCAAAGGTGCCAATGTAGTCATGCTTGTAGTTGCCATCCACATCCGGCGCATCGTTGGTGCCGTCCGCTATTTTCTGCTCGTACAGGTTAACCACCGCGCCAGCCGTAGGGGCCGCACTGAATCCACCGGCAGCCGTGGTGAACACAAACTCGCCCAGCGGGTAGCCTGCGTTGTCAGACGCTGTGCGCGTGTCGTCGGTACACTCGGCAAAGCCCCCATCTGCAATAGATGACGTGGTGCCTGTCGCTGCAAGTGTGAGCGTTGCTCCGGCTGATAAGATCGCCTCGTTAGCCATCAGACTTGGCCCTCCGCACGCTTACGCAAAGCGTCTTGCACGTGCCCTCGCTTTAATCCCGGCCACTTTGGGCTTGTAACAGTGTTGCTCGACAACAGTGCGTCCGACTGCTCCTGCGTCAGCGCACCTGCGGTAACCAGCGCACCCACAAAGCCGATGGTCTGCGGGTCGGCAAGGTTTACGCCACGCTCGCTTTCGATGAGTCGCTCTAGCGTATCAACGCCCAGTTGCTGAGTAGCCGCCGCCTTGACCGTCTCCAAAACGGTTATCCCATCTGCAATACCCAGCCGGGAAATAACCGCCAGCTCGCTCTCGAAGTTTTCCGCTAGCGTTTCCGTCACCGTCTCACCGGCCATCACGTCATACGCCGAACCAAATTGCGCGGGGTCTGCGCTGCCGATTATCTCAACCGCACGATCTGCGATTGCCGCGTAGTCCATTAAATCTCACTCCTAAACTTGTCGGGGTACTTGTCCCGGTATTCCTGTTTGCGCTGGCGCTCGGCCTTCGCCCGCTCCTCGTCCGTTTCCCACGCCATGCGGCAATGATCGGACTGCCAGAAAAACAGCGCGTTAATGACTGTGCGATCTATCGGTCGACCATCAAGGTAATGCTCAAACGCCCTGCCGGATATCGACTGATTTGGGTTGCGCGTGTACAGCAAAGCAAAGCCGACAAGCTGGCTTAGGCCGTCGCCTACGGAAATTAAGTAGCTCACCCGACAAACTCAATGTGGATATGCGTGCGCCAAAGCTCGGCGGCCAGTGAGCGGGTTGTGGCAGACCAGTTCACGGTGAACCACTTCACGGCATTGCGGTGTAAGTGAACGCCGAGCACGCCACTGTCTCGCCGGCGCCGATCGTGGTGCTGGAAAGCTCGATATCGCCACCGCCGCCCGTGCCAGTAACCGTGCCCTGGAAGATCTCCGTCGCGTTAGAGTCGAACAGCCTGAACTTCGCAACGACGCCGCCTGTGGCGGAGGTGTCCGACGTGATGCTGTTGGCCGCTGCCGCGCCGCCAGATGCCCCTGCAAACGCCGGGTCGCTGAAGGTCAGCGTAGCGACTTCTACGTCGCCCGAGGTCTGCAGAACAAACGTGCCGGCGCCTGCGCCGCCGTCAATTGCGTCAACAACTGCGTCCGCGCAGGCGTTTCTCACTGCGGTTGAATGTGCAAGTGCCATGTCTTACTTCTCCTTTCCGATATGCATGGTCACTTTGACCGTGCCGCGTTGCGCCTGCGTTTGGACTCCGGCTTGCTCTGTTTTCTTGGTGTCCTTCTGGTCTGCCATTTCGGCCTCCTACGAATTACTGCCCTACTAACAAACGTCCGCCCACCGAAAAAGTGGCGGCGCCTGAGCCTCTATAATGCACGCCGCCGTTTAACTCGACGCACACGCGTCCAACTGCCGTCAGCGGCAGGCCGTTAGAGTAGCGGTCAATCGCGCCGCCGTTCTGTACAGCCAACGACCCGTCCGCCTCAAACGGCAGGCCGTTATGGTAATGGTCGGGCGCGCCTGTGCCGAACGTGACGTTCCGTGACCACTTCTGCAATATCGCGCTCATCCGCTACCTCATTAAAAAAGGCGCTAGCGCGGACGCTAGCGCCTTCAAGTCGCTAAAAGCCAAATTACGCGCCGGCTTCGACCCATCCTGCACTGAGCGTCGCCAGCGTCGCGTCGCCCCCTACTGTGACGTCGCCGTCGCCCGTAGATGACGGTACGCCAGACTGGATAGGTACTGTGCCGGCGCCAGACGCGCCGCCAGACAGCGGATAGTCGGCTGCCGTAGTCAGCCCTTCGCCGCCAATTACCTGGCTGTCCTGCGGCGTGCGTGCCTCCTCGGCCTGATCTTCCAGCGTGAACTGCTCCGCGGTGCCGACAACTGCGCCACCACCGATGTTGATGCCGATGCCGGGTGCGTTAGACGCCCCCAGGTTACAGCCTGCATCGAAATCAGCCGCAGACACTTCGCTGCCGCGCGCGGTCAGCGTTGCGCCTGGCGCTACGTTGTATGTGACGTTGGGGTTAGCCATGTCTACTCTCCTTAAGGTTAAGGGGGCCGAAGCCCCCTACCTGTTAGCCGTTAGCGTCGAAGCGACCCTGGAACTGCGCGCCAGAACACGTCAGGTTACCAGCCCAAGCCAGAATCTGAACTTCAGCATCCTGGTTGGTCGCGTAGCGACGGTTGGGGCTCAGAGGCACCATGTTGCGGTTGGCGTGCGGACGGTAGTGCATGTACTTGGTGTTCAGGAAGAACGCCGTACCCGCCGGGCAGAACCCGCCAATACCGCCGTCGAGGCACACATCTGCATCCATGAACTTAATGGACGGGAAGCCGAGGTTGCCGGTCTCCGGTGACGTAAACCGCTGCAGCGCCTGCAGGGACTCCATGTAAGCCGCCCACACCGTGCTGTCCGCAACGATGAGGTCAGGCCGGTCCATGTTACGCACCTGGCTGGCCCACAACGCGTTCCAGTAGCCCTGGATCTTGGTCGGGTCGAGGCCGTTGGCCGCGGTCTGGTTGCTGATCTTGTTGCGCCAGAACGTCCAGGTAGACCGATCGATGCCGCCGTAGGTGCCAGTGGTCGGGTCAAGTGGGACGGCGGCATTCAAACCGTCGATCTGCTTACCACCTGCGCCGGTGCCGTCAGAGTACAGGCCGCCAGCGATCAAGTTAGCCAGCGTAGACTCCGCGTTCTCGATGCGGGAGTCCAGCAGGTCGATCATGCGCTCCTTGCCGCTGTTCTGCAGCATCTCGAGGCCTGAGATCACAACCGGCACCGCTGCCTGCTTGATGTTGAACTCGGCTGCCGAGATAACGTCAGAAACACCAACCGGCAGGATGTCATAACCTGAGTACCAGCCAGCATTGGAGTTTTCAGCGAACGACAGCTCTTGGAGGATCTTGTAGCCGCCAGAGAATGTCTTGATGTTGCCGCGCATCTTGAGCTTCGCCAGAAGCACAGCGTTTTTGGTCACGTTATCCGCGATGGTGCGCGTGCGGGATTCAATCGTTGTTGCGACGATGTCGCTAATATTTGGGAACGCCACGGTGGCTATCTCCTAAGTAAAAAGTTACGAATGTGTTCCACATGGAACACTACTTTTCAGTCAGACGCGTGAGTGTCTGCTGCTTGGAGATAGTCGCGTGATTGACTATCTGAGGGTCTCGGGGCCGCTTGACTGGCCTCGTAAACCCCGAATATACGCCGAATCGTTAAACGCGTCCAGCGTTGTCCCAGGCGCTGTTAAGTGCCGCCAGTCGACTGCCCGGGTCCGCCGGGCCCGGCGTACCGCCCGGGCCGCCCCGCACGCTGCCGCTTGCAGCGCGTTTAGCCGCCACGTCCTGCGAGGACTTACGCGCAGACATGATATTGCGTATCTGCGGATGCGCGGAGCACGCCAGCTCATATGCCTCCGCCAGTGACATGTCGCGCCCGCGGGATGTGGCCATGTCCATGAGGTCAGCCATGTCTACTTTGACGTCGTTGTAGAACTCGTTCTCTTTGGCGAACTTCTGCAGCTCTTCGTTAACAAGCTCCCGCTGCTGCTGCTCCATTTGCTGGTCGCGCTGTTGGTACTGTTGTAATTGCTGTTGTAACGGCGCAAGCCGCTCATCCAGCAGGCTGGCCACCTGGTCTTTCTGCTGAATGTCGGCCGGAGGCTTCGCACCCACCAGCGCGTTATCGAGCGCGCGGACGTCTACGCCGAACTGCTTCACCAAGTTAGCGACCACCTGCGCTTTTTGCGCCGGCGCGCCCATCTGCAGTATAGACGCCGTCTGTAGCAGGCCGGGTATGGTGTTCTGCGCGCCGCCATTCATGGCGAACAGCTGCTGAAACGGCGCCAGCGTGCGATCCATCGCTTCCGCGCGCTTGGCATTCTGCGAATACTGCACGATGCCGGCTTCGTAGTCCTTTTCGCGCTGGATAATGGCTTTCTTGATCGCCGGGGGTGCTTTTGACCACTCCTCCCGGGCTTCCAGCGATAGGCCTTTTGGCGGCGTGTCCATGTCGTCGGCCGGAGCGGCCTCGACAGGCGCTTCAGCTACAGGCTCTTCAGCAGGCGCTTCAACTGCAGGCTCGTCATCAACTGCAGGCTCGTCAACAGGCTCGTCATCAACGGCAGCCTCCGCCGCGTCCCAGGCCGTAGCCAAATCCGCGGAGAGCGTATCCTGCTCTTCAGCCTCCAGCTGTGCTTCCGTGTCTATTTCCATTACCTGCGCTCCAGAGTATTGATAATCTCGTTAATTTCAGCCCGCCGGCGCCAACGCTCCTCGGGGGTGTGCTCCTGCTTGAAAAACTTCTCGCGCTCCTTCGCCTTACGTTCGTAAAACTCCGGCGAAAACTCCGCAGACGGCACTACATTATGCTTTTTACAGTGGTCTTCGTATTGTCGCTGTGTGCGGATAGCGGTGCCGTCTATAGGCGACTGGAAGGCGTCGAATTTCCCCTTTACGATGATCCCGTCGCGCGAACCCCGCCGCGCGGCTTCGTCTCGCGGCACCATAACGTACTTCCCAGCTTCCTCGTCCCACACCTGTCTCCAACGCATTACGCCGCCCCGCGATTCCTTGTCTGGGCAGCCAGCTCTACCAGGTTGTGCTCATGCTCGACATTCTGCCCCGTGATGTCGAACTCGGCCTGCGCGCGCTCAATGGTCAGGTCCGCCTGCATAGACGCCTGGATCTCGGCAAGGTTGGCCTCCATCTCGCGGCTGATCTCCAACAAGCGATTCTTGGACTGCCGCTCTTCCAGCGTCATGTCGGCCTGGAGGTCCATTTGCAGCTTCTGGATCTCGCCCTGAATCTTGGCGCGCTGGTTGTTCATATCCATCTGCGCTTTGGCCTGCATCTTCTGCATGTCGTGCTGGTGCTTCATCTGCGCCGTTTCACGTTTCATGTTCTCGAGCTGCAACTTCAATTGATCGCCGTTATCCTCCTGCTGGCCTGGAGGCGCGTTGGACGCCATATCGATAGCCTGATCCATGGTGCCTTCCAAATACTCGGCGCCCTTGAACCCTGTCATGCCCCATTTCATCAGCTCCAGAAGCACCGGCAACGCGCCAGGGACTGCCTGCACCGCAGACGTGGCGCTTTGGATGTACGTCGCCATGCTGGTCAGGAATTCCGTGCGTTCCTGCTTGATCTGCGCGTAGTCCATCATCGCCAGCGACTCAGACTTGATGTTAATCCGCCACTTCGATTCCGGGGATTTGATCAGCGCAGCAGCCTGCGCTACCGAGTCCTTGTCTGCCTCCGGCAGGAACCCGGCGTTCGAGTGCTTGACGATGGTCTCTATGCTGAAGTGCTTGGCGATAACCTCCGCTTTAAGGCTCTCCAGCTGGCTCACAAAGCGCGCAAAATCCTCCTGCAGCGCCTGGATGTAGATCGACCCCATTTTGGCCTTGAGGCCTTGCGTCCGTGCGGCCGTGTACTGGTCCGTGTTGCCGCCGCGCATGATATCGCTCATGCCGGTCATCTCGTACAGCTCTTCTTTCTTGGTCTGCTGCACCTGTTGCAGCGTCTGCAGCACGCCCACGATGTCCTGCACAGGGAACCAGTCAACAGACCCGCGCATGCCGCCTTTCTCCGCAAACATGGCCCAGTTATCGACCGGGATGAGATCGTTCTCGCTCCCCTCGCCGAGCATGCGCGAGACGCCTTTTGCCGAGGAGTCGTACACGCCAACAACCTTGATCGCGTCAGTAATGATGCGAATACGGCTCTGAAGCACGTCAATGTCGTTGTAGAGGTCTTGCGCGATCAGGAAATCGGCTTTAGGGACGAAAAGCGTGGTTGTGGTGTTCGCCACCATCGGTTTCGGGATGGGGAAGAACCCATCCAACCGCAGGGGGTCGTCTTTGACCTCCAAAATGGTGTCACCTTCAACGCCGGCACTGTACCAGCACACTTTTTTTGTCGAACGGTCCCAAATTTCCCATATTTCCGCCTTTTGGACGTTGTCTTTCTGGTCCGCCGGGTATGGGTCGTCCGCATTATCCCCGCCGCCTGGCGACTGGTTCTTATAGTCGAGTTTTTTGGCTGTTTCTTCGCCAAATCGCGCCTCGGCCTCATCCTTGTCGAGCCAGGCCCGAAACGCCCACCACGGCACCTCGCCGTAGAGTCTCCCCCACCCCCAACGAACGTCCTGCCAGTGGACGTAGTCTATCGGCGCGCGCTCATCAACGACGGTCTCCACCTCGACCGGCTCCATAGTGTCCGGGTCGATGCTGGTAGTGGTTTCGGTGTCGAATTCGTAGCTGACACGCGCCAGGCCCATGCCTGGCAGCAGTCGGTCTTCCAACACGGCTTTCGCCACGGCCCCGAGATCCTCGCCGGAGGGCTCGACATCCGCTTGCAGCATGCGTTGGTACATCAACGCCGCTACCCGGGCGACATCGTCATCCGGGTCGTAGTGCTCGCGCATCACGTCAATTTTCGGCGTGTTGCCGTAGAGCATTGCCATCTGCGTGGCGATGTTTTTGTGGAACAGGTTGAGTCGGGAGGGCGTCGCGCCGCTGCGCGTGCTGTCTTCACGCCCGGCCCCTGGCGCCTCGTCCAAATACCGCTGGACGACCGTACTGCCTTTCTTCAGGTAATCGCGCAGGCGCTTGTCGGCCGCGGCCATCTCCCGCTGCCAGTGCTTATGCCACCCGTTGGGGGTTTTACTGTTCTTATCCTCAGTATCGGTGACGTTCTTATCCGCGCCGGTGTCCATGGCTACCCCTGCCGCATCATTTGCGCCTGCATCTGCTGCATTTGCATCGGGTCTACGGTCGGCTGCGCCGGCTGCATGCCGGGCACCGCCGGACCGGGCATCATCTGGCCGTCAGGCATCATGTGCCGGGTCATCGGGCCGGGTTGAGGCTGTTGAGGCGGCATCCCGCCAGCGGGGGGCATCATAGCGTCTCTCCTATTAGGTTCGCCGCATCATATCCTAAGCACGCGGCTGCGCCAATTGTCACGATCGCGGTCCTCAAACAGCTGATCGAGCGTGTAGCCTTGGTCGGAGCCCCCGCGACCGATGCCCAGCGTGCCAAACCCGGGCGTGGGCGCATCCAGCATCTCCCCCTGTCCCTCTTTCGCGACCAGCGCCAAATAGCGAAACCCGTCGGCGCCGTTGGAGGCCCAGTCATGTAGCGGCTGGTCCGAAAACTGCTGTGTGTGCTCATGCCATTGCCGGCGGTAGCTGCGCAGGCAGTCCAGCCCCCGCACAACGCTCTCGTTATGCGTCGAGAAGTGGCATTTCGGCAACATCATCCGCACCGCATCGATCCCGTGCTGCACAGCCATTTTCGGCACGAGCCGCGTCGGCAGCACTACACCCCCGTCGTACAGGTCCGGGCGCACACTGGAGGGGATCGTGATCTGCTCCATGGTCGATCGCCGCGTGGCCAGGGTTTTGGCCTTGGCGTCGAACGGCAGCCACAGTTCCGCATACTGATATCCGCGCCCGTGCAACATCTCCAGGTAGTGATCGACATGCACGCCCGACTTCTCGTAGTAGTCGATGATGGCCAGGCCGTCAGGCCGGGGCTGCCAGAACCACCACGCCGTGCTGTCGCGCAGCCCGACGTCCGCCGCGACATGCACGGCTTGCTCCGGGTCATAAAGGTCATACTCAACGATTTTGCCCTGCTCTTGCAGGTCGTTAATCAGGTCGGTGTAGTAGCGGCCGGGGAGCGCCGCGTCGAAATCGTTTTCCATTTCCTGGGCGTACTGCGCTTCGCCCATCGTCTCGCGCATGCGCGCAAGCTCATCGTCCGGTATGAGCCCCGTCTCGCTGGCTTTCTGATTCTTGTAGAACCACGTCGGGTCGTTTTTCGCCCGCACCATGTAGTCGTAGAATTGGTTCCGGCCTTTCGCGGTGCCGATCAAGACCATGAATCCCTGCCGGTCGGCCAGACACGGGATGATGACCTCCCCCATCAGGCTCGGCTTCATGTCGCCAAACTCATCCAGGATCAGACCGTCGAAGTAAAGGCCGCGCAGCGCGTCCGGGTTGTCGGCGCCATATAGCGTGATCCACGCGCCGTTCTCCAACTTGACGCGCAGCTCCGACTCACGCGGCTTTTCGGACCGAATACCGTCGGTCATGCTCTTGAGGTAGGTCCAGGCAATCTCTTTCGCCTGCTGGCGGAACGGCGCAACATAGCCGAACCGAGCGTTGGGTTTGTTGGTGTGCAGCGCCCGGACGACCAGATCGCCAATACACCCCACCGTTTTGCCCATCCGCCGGTGGCAGACCATAAGCGCGTTACGCTCATGCCGCTGGTGGAAATCAACGAACTGCGGCCGCGGCTCGTAGGCCAGATCTATCACTGGCTACTGACTACCTTCTCATCAAGCGGGCCGGCCGCCAGCGCAGGGTGGACGTTGATCACGTTGGTGTTGCCGGGTGTGGGCGTGTTCCCGCCCCCTGCGTTACTGACGGCCAGCAGCACGCGGACAAAATCGCCAGGGTAGTCCTCGGCCCAGTTGACCATGAAATCGACACCCCCCAGCTCTTCCAGGGTTTCCCCCAGCAGGCGCTGCATGGGTGAACCTTCCTTAAGCTCCTCGGCGACGGTCGCTGGTAAGTTTTTTGACATGGCGGTTACGACCTTGCGGCGTTCAAGTTACGGACTTGCGGCCTTGCGGCCTTGCGGCCTTCAAGCTGCGGCCTTGCGGCCTGTTGGGTAGCACTTTAGCCGAAACTGAAAAAAATTTACACACGCCCCTTGGAACAAGTACTTGCGCGGTTTTCAGAAAATGCCCCGGGGTGGTCGTCCTGGTTCGCGCCCGAATCGCTCCCGATCGGCGCCCAACGCCCGCGGCCGCAACCCGTCACCCTGGCACGTTCGCCGACAATACGCCACGACTGCGCATAAGGGTGATTATGTTAAATCGGTTTTATG